TGTAAAAATATGAGAACGCTAAGAACTGAAAGGTTTTATCTATGTGTGCATCGTAATACTCTTCATCATGATAATATCTTATTTTTGTAACATCATAAGTTGCCATAGGTGCAATTGAACAACAATCGTGAATGTTAGCAAAGGGTTCTAATATTTCTGGTAAAAATAATTTTCTATTTACAGTTAAAATATTAGATAGTTTTCGATAGTTTACATTATTTTTAATGTCGTTTATATAAACAGCGTCTAAAGCAATTGCGTGTGAATTAGTTTTACCTATTACCCCTCCAAAATCTTTTGGTTCAAGAAGTTTTTCTGGTTTAGTATAATAATTAAGTTCTTCCCAAATTAAATCTAACTCTTCTTGATTATAGAAATTATCATATATTATATGAGGAAAGGGGCTATCATATACGGTGGCTTTCAAATTTTCCATAATAAAAAATAAAGAATTAGTTATTAATAATCATATTATACCACTCTTCGCTCATTCCTCCAATAATATTATCTGCATCTGTTTTATTTTTTGCGTATCCTTCTGATACTAAATGATCAACGACTCTTTCATATGTTTTCTTTGCTTCTTTAACTTGGCGAGGTGTTGATTTCATTTTCCTATAGCTTTATTTTTATTTATTATAACCAATCCTAGAACATAGTGAAATAAAATGTTCGGCATCAATGACAACTAAAGGTTGTTTCCGATTCTTTTTCATCACCACAATGGGTTCATAACCATTGCAGTTTTCCTTTGCCTGTTCATAGGCATCCCACACATTTAGTTTTTCTTGGTTCTTACACTCTACACTAAAAGGAAACTTTTCTCTTGCTGCTCTTGCCATAATCACATCTTCACCCGATGCTCCCATCGAACAAGATTTAATATCTTCTGGATGTATATCAAAAGTTTCTATGAGTTGTTGAACAACCCACTTTTGTAAATTACGTCCCTTTGCTTTCGCACTCTGAGTTTTCATCTTCTAATTGTTTCATAACTTTTTTATAGTCATCTGCAGCATCACGAAAAGAATCATATAAAGCATTCATATCCCATTCAATATCAGAGTTTGAATCCTGCGAATGAATCTTTTTTGACATCTTGTTTAATACCACCTACTATATATGACTCAACTTCAGTTTCCTGTGGTGCGACTTGGAGTCCTTTTGAACTAATCCAATGTGCAGTCCAAGGTAATGGATTGTTTCTTGCTGGTATATCATATATTGGTTTTAGACCAATTGATTTCATTCTCTTGTTTGCAATCCATTCAACATACTGATGTAGTAACTTGTCATTCAGACCAATCATACTACCATCTTTAAACAGATACTCTGCCCAACGTTTCTCTTCATCAACACAACGACCAAACATTTTATATGTCCAGTCTTCTTCTTCTCTGACTATCTCTTTCATTTCTGGATCATCACCTTTTCTCCAATAGTTCAATATGTTTTGAGTTATTGCGAGATGCTGATTTTCGTCTCTGGCAATGAGGGAGATAATTTTTGCTGATCCCTCCATGAGTTTAAGTTCTCCGAAAGCAAAGCTACAAGCAAAGCTAACGTAAAAGCGAATTCCTTCCAGTATGTTAACATTGGCTACCGCACGATAAAGTTTTCTTTTTAATTCTTTGATTTCATATGAAGAGGTAGGACTTTCTTTCCATCCATCTTTCCACATATTACCAGTTCCCCACTCTTGTGCATCATTAATAAAATCATCATAAGATTCAGTTACACTTGAAGCACGTTCTAATATACGAGGATCATCTAAAATTTTATCAAGAACTTCAGATGGATCAGGATAAACATTTTTAATCACATATGTATATGAACGTGAATGAATCATCTCCATAAATGACCAGCAAGACATACATGCCTCTAATTCTGGTAAAGAACAGTATGGTAAGAATGCCATACCTGGTGCACGACCTTGAACAGAATCAAGCATAATCTGATACTTTAGATTTGAGGTATAGATATGTTTTTGTTCTGGACGTAATGTTTGATAGTCTCCACGATCTTTCTGTAGAGATACCTCTTCTGGTCTCCAAAAATATCCTAACTGAGATTTTGTTAAGTTTTCAAAGTTTGGATACTTAAAATTGTCATATCTCTGAACACCTAAAGGTTGACCAAAGAACATTGGTTGTTTTTTAGTGTCAGTGTTTTCTGTATTAAATACTGTCATTCCTTCAATCTTAGATTGTGCAACTGTCACAAGTTTCCTCCTGAGCTTGTAAAAGATCGTTAACTAATGATTCGATATTATCATTTTGATCTGATGGTTCGTCAATCTCATCAGTTTTCATATCATGGGTGTTCTGATAATAACTTGTCTTCCAACCATACTTGTATGTTGTGAGAAGATCTTGTGCCATTACAGAAACTGGAACTTCTGAATTAGGATAGTTAACTGGATTATAACTCCAGTTACCAGAGATCGCTTGGTCAAAGAATTTTTGCATAACAGACACAATTTTAATGTATCCTTCATTACTCATCATGTCCCAGAGAAGCGTATAGTTATTTTTGAGAGTTCCGTATGATGGAACAATTTGCTTCAAAGGTCCTTTCTTTGATTTTTTGATTGATAAGAATCCTCTTGGTGGTTCGATTCCATTTGTTGCATTAGAGACAACAGAACTGCTCTCCGATGGCATTTGTGCCGAAAGCGTTGAGTGTCGTAATCCGAACTCCTGTACATGATCCCGTAAAGAATTCCAATCATATTTCAAATTATTAGGTACTAATTCATCAACATCTTTCTTATAAGTATCTATAGGAAAGATTCCGTTAGAATATTTAGTATTCTTGAATCCTGAACAAGCACCTTTCTCTTTCGCAATTTCACTACTTGATTTAAGAAGATAATATTGAAAAGCTTCGGTGATGTCGTGGACTAAAGAAAGTGCTTCTGGATCTGAATACTTAACATTATTTTTTGCAAGATAATGTGCCAATCCGATAAATCCAACACCAAGTGATCTTCTTGCTTTCGTAGCAATCTCTGCAGCTGCTACAGGATAATCTTGATAATCAATTAACTCTTCAAGACCTCTGACAGATAGATCACATAACTCTTCCATCTCATCTAGATTTCTTATCTTCCCGATATTGATTGCAGAAAGAATACACAAAGCAATCTCTCCATCCTTATCATCTATGTGATTAATTGGATCTGTAGGTAATGTAATCTCTTGACAAAGATTACTCATATTAACTTTGTCCTTAAATGAACTATGACTATTGCAATGGTCAATATTCATAATGTAAATACGACCAGTCTCTGCTCTTTCTTTTAAGATATTAAGAATAAGTTCTTGAGCACTTACCCTAATCTTGGGGATAGATTCATCACTCTCGTAAGAGCAATATAGTTCGTCAAATAGTTCAGTACCAAAACTGTCATAAAGGTTAGGGACATCGTGAGGAGAAAAGAGTGTGATCTCTTTATTTTCAATAAATCTTTCATAAAATAATTTGCTAATTTGAATTGAGTAGTCGAGTTTACGAACTCGATTATCTTCTGTGCCTTTGTTATTTTTTAATACAATTATGTCTTGGATTTCTTGGTGCCAGATCGGAAAGTGGACAGTCGCTGATCCCCCTCTAATGCCATTTTGAGTGCAACATCTGACAGTTGCCTCAAACTTCTTGAGGAACGGTACAACACCTGTGTGCTGTACTTCGCCACCCCTGATTTTACTGTTGATGCCACGGATGCGACCTGCGTTGATGCCGATACCCGCCCTTTGTGCAACATATTTGCCGATAGCCATATCAGAACTAAAGATGCTATCGAGGGTGTCATCAATATCAACAAGAACACAGCTAGCAAATTGTCTAATTGGAGTTCTAACTCCTGCCATGATAGGCGTGGGAATGTTGATTTTGTGCTTGCTGATTGCTTGGTAGTATCTTTTGACATAATCGAGTCTTGTCTCCTGTGGATATTTAGAAAATATAGTCACTGCTATGAGCATATACATGAACTGTGGAGACTCATATACTTCTCCTGTGCTTCGGTCTTGTACAAGATACTTATCAACAACTTGTCTTAAACCTGCGTAAGTAAAAGTTAGATCACGACTGTGATCTATCCAAGAATTTATCTTTGTCCACTCTTCTTGAGAATATGAATTAATTAGATCTTTATCATATATTCCTTTATCAGATCCTGACTTAAGATGGTCAACAACACTTGGAAATCCATCTTTCCAATCACCAAACACTTGTTTGTATAGACCATACAATAATAGTCTTGCAGCAACATATTGATAATTGGGTGCATCAAGATCAATTAAGTCTGATGCAGACCTTACAAGAATCTCTTGTATCTCTCTGGTTCTAATTCCATCATAGAATTGTATTCCAGAATTAATTTCAACTTGACTCGCAGAGACCCCTGCAAGACCTTCACACGCTTCCTCGGTCATCTTATGAACCTTATCAAGGTTCAACTGTTCACTGTGTCCATCTCTCTTTAAGACTTTTGTTCCGTTGGTCATATTCGTTTCCAATTGTTGAGTTTGATTTTTGCTTTTAGTCCTTGATATGTGTTTGATTCTACCACATCTTTTACATTAATGCCAGAATTAAACATATCGTTTATGTCTTTTTGATTAATATTACTTGGCCATATTACTACCTTACCTCCTCTGTCAATGGTTTTGTCGATTCTTTTAACGATTTCTCTGCTGCGAGGTTCGTTATCATAAACACAAATATAATCGCTCCAACCACACGTCCGAAGATCAAGATCGGCCCCAGCCATAGCAACACAGTTTTCCAAGAAAAGGGAGTCGAAAGGACCTTCGACAACGTAAACTGTTTTGCTTTCGTTGATTTTATCCAATCCATAAATTTTTGGTGCCTCCTCGTCGAGCATGATTGTGATGTATCGTAGTTTGTTTCTTGGGTCGAGTGATCGACCTTGGAATCCAAAGATTTTGCTACGATCTTTTAATGGTATAATGATTCTTGGTTCATCATTGTCTGTGTCACTAAACGTATATTTTTGATCATTTGTCCATTGTTTAAAGTTTTCACAATAATACAAATCCTTAAATCTATCCTCTGGTATTTTTCTGTTGGAAAGGTAGATTCTTGCAGGGTGTGTTTTATTTAGTTCCGAGATTCTTTGAAGATCAAAATCTTTTTTTGTAAATTTTGGTTTACTAGATTTGACAACTACATCTGGTGTATTCGACATTTTTCCAGTCAGTCCAGACTTGTATCTTTCCATCACATATTGATCATACAACACTATATCTTGATCTTTAAGAAAGTTTGTAAAAGTTCTTGACAATCCGCAATTATGGCATTTAAAGTTATGGTCGTTCTTTAATTTATAAATGTATCCTCTTGTCTTGTTTTTATTTTTCTGCGAATCACCACAATAGGGACAACGGAAAGCATATAGTCCTTCTTTCTTCTTACTGAATTTTTGTAATCGGACGGAAACTAATCCAATATACTTTGTATCAACAAAACTCATTACTCACCTAACGTATGAATTACAGGTTTTTCTGCTAATAGTATAGCATATAAATCTGGATTAATAGCAGAGGATCTTGGTATAAACTCTTCACTTGGATTAAATCCATCATATCTCTTTGCCTGATTGATTACGATTGAACCATTCTCTCCTGATATTGAGCGATGATATGTATTTCTTGGTATGACTAATGCTCCACTCGCACGATTTAAATGAACAATATGATATGGATACTTCCAATCGAGATTAACTAACTCAAAGGTTCTTTCTCCTGACACCACCCGATTGTAGTCATCTTGATATTCGTGTAGATAAAACTGTTTCGCTCCTACAGTGTCATCTGGAGGTGATACAGCAGCACCAGTATGAACTACAAGATCAGCTGCATTTGATTCATCAACTGATATGTCATAAAAAATAACATCCTGCGTCTCACGGAACACACGATGCTTCTTAAATTCAACGTCACTCATTACAAAAGTTTACTTTTCTATAAGTATACTCTGTTGTGGTGTAGTTGTCAATCCTTTTACAAATCTTTGTCCAATCGGTGATACTACAAAACTTATAATAGTCAGTGCACCTGCGATTGTCCACATCTTTTTCTCTATGACTCTCAAACGATTATCTACAAGCATTATATCTCTCTCACATCCTTTCTTAATACTTTCTGCGTGACGATCTAATTTTAAATCTACCTGCTCGATCTTCTCAAACAATACTGCATCAATACGATCTTGCTTATCTAACTTCTCATTATGAACAGCAAGAAGTTGCCCCATCTTTACAGAGTTTTCCTGTAAGGACTGAACAACTTTTTCTAATCTCTCTAATATTGCTGCATTAACGTTTGTATTGTCTTCCATTATGTCATCCAAGCCTTACGGGATCCACGACCCAAGGACATATATTTCTTCTTCTTTTTCTTTACTGGGGGTTCATCTGGTGGTAGACCTGCGATATTACCACCACCAACACTATTTGCTGGCATATCTTCTCTTATATAATTACCTTGTGGTTGATAGTCACAATTCCATGCTCTCAATGATTTGTTTATTCTTGAATCTGGATCTCTTGCAGTCTTTGCACTTGTCAACTTCTTCTTCATTCCTTTCATTCTAGCACAGAATGATGCTCTACGTGGATTTCCAACCTTTTTGCTTGGTGCTTTTAAATCAGAACCAGGATTTTCTCTTTCGTATGACTTTCTTCCTTTCTCATTTAAACCACCAGATTTATTCTTACCTTCCTTTTTTGTCCACGCTGCACCCTCTTGTACATAATCAAAGTCATCTCTCCAAGAATAACTTTCTTTTTTACTACTATTACCCCAGTTTGCAGCACCAACTTTACGACATTTAACTAATGCACCTGATGCATACGCACTTGGCCATACAGAATATCTTGACTTAACCTTATGATAGCAAGCGTCTTTAGACCCACTACCCTTTCCTTTTTTGTCCTTTACTTCAGTTAGTTGAATTTCTTCTTTCATTTTTTTCTTGGGTTTATCAGTAGAGACATAGGTTGGTTTTGCAGCACCAGTTTTTTGTTGTTGACCAGGATCTGCTTTTTTCTTACGACGTGCAGCAGATAATCTTTCTGCCTTTGTCATACTTGCTC